CTCCACCTCTTACTTGATCACCACCTCTGATTACGTTTGTATTAGCTCCGCTTGTGTCTAGTCCATCCATTTTTAATATAGCATTTTCTACTGACATAGTATTAACAACTAATCCATCCATTTTTGAAGGTATAGTCATTGTAGGTCCACCTTCTATATCTAAAGAAAGAGCATTTTTTAGTTTATTAATATTAATTACTGCTTGATCAATATCACCGCCTAGATTATTAAGACCAACAAACTCTTCTTTGAATATAAATCCTTCAGAACCACCTACTAGAGCAAGTTCTAATACTTTACTTGCTTCATATAATTCTTCAGCTAATTTTTCTGCGTCAAAATCAAGACTTACATTTGTAAATTTAGTCAATGCATCAGCAAAAGTCATAAATGCGTCTGCACCAGCTTGAACTTGATCTGCATTTTCGCCAAGAGTTATTGCTTGATCAATAGGATTTTTATTACCAGTAAAAAAGTCTAAAACACTAGCACCTAGACCTGCAATTGCTCCAAGACCTTTGCTACCTGCAAAGAGAGCTAACCCACCTGATAAATGAGCTAAAGCTGCAGCTGCTCTCTTAGATCGATCTTCATCTGCTCCCTCTCCTATAGTTAATAAAACATCGGTTTCTTCTTTTATGCCTGTAGCAAAATTACCACCGAGATTTAAGAATTCAGCAACTCCTGCAGCTCCTTTAGTAACTGCAAAGGCGCCAAGACCAGCTGATATGCCACCCATAACAGCTAAAAATCCAACGGTGTCTCCAGCAACGCCAGGTAAGTTTGGTATTTCTAAGAGTGTTTCAACTTCTTTTTTAATATCAGCTGCAAAATTATCACCTCTTGTAAAAAAGTTTACGCTCTCTGCAACACCTGATCCAGATTTACCTATAGCAAATGCAACTAAACCAAGTCCAAGAGATGACATGGTAGCTATAAAATCTAATTTTTTACCATCAGCATTTGACATGTCAATTGAGAGTAGAGTCTCAACTTCTTTTTTAATTCTTTCAGCAAAATTATCTCCTGCTGCAAATTTATTAATAGCACCTCCTACGCCATCAGTAGCTTTACCTATACCAAATGCCGCAAGTCCTAATCCAATACCAGTCATTGCTAATCCAAAGCCTGCACCCTGACCTAAGAAACTAAGAGATCCACCTTGTAATTGACTAATACTTAAAAGAGTAGTTACGTTATCGACTACTTTATCTGCCCAACCTTCTTCTAAGAATTTATCAACAGCAGCATTTGTTGCTGATCCAATACCAAGAGCTAAGAGTCCTACACCTATGCCTGTCATAGCAATAGCTAATGATCCACCATCTAAAAGTAAATTACCACCTTTATCTTCAACCATTTGATTAATACCAACAAGAGTTTCAACATTTTGTGCTATTTTTTTAGCATCTATTTTTTCAAATGCTTCAATAAGCTTAGGAGCTGTATAAAAAACTGCTGCAATACCTACTCCTATTCCAGCAGCAGCTATACCTGCTCCAGCTAATATACCACCAAGCTTACCTAATCCTCCACCTCGACCTTTACGCGATTCTTCGCTATTAGCTTGTGCAGTATCTTTTGGAAGATTTCTTAATTCATCTCTTATTTCTTGGAATAAAGTTGTTCTTTCTCTTGAATCTTCTTGACCTTGAAGATTATTTGAATCAATCATTTCTTGAAAGTTTTCAAACCCGAACGCAGTACGTTCCTGAAGACTTGATAAAGTCTTTGTCATATTTTTTAATTCTAACAAATGCCTACGAGTATTTCTCTGATCTTTCTCTATTTCACCTTGCGACTTATTATTTTGTTGCATTAATGCAATAAGATCTTGTATATCGTTTTTCTCTCCTAGAGGTTTTTTTGGTTCATCTGCCATGATTGATCCTTATCTTTTATTTACCAAACGCTTTTCCAGCTTCTGATATACCAAATGCACCAAGTGTTACTACCACAAATGATGTATATATTGTTTCAGAAACTTTTAAATCCATATCCCATACAAGCGCCGTTACTAAATCAGTAATTCCAAACACTGTCATGAGAAAAAATGATATAAAACCAATGATTGCTTTTTCATTGATATCATTATCGTCTAAAAATAAGTCCATGAATTTACGCTTAGGTGGGGACAATTGATCCCTAGCCTTGCGAGCTTCTTCTTGCATGTCTTTGATCTTATCTTCTTGTTCATCAAGCTTTTCGATCATAGCCATGTACTTATCTAAATCGATTTCGACTTCATTTCTGCTGTTATCTGTATCAGCCATTATCTTCTCCTTCTTCTATTATTCATAGTTGTTATTTTTTCGTTCTCTTCTTTAATGTGCTCTTGTAGTAAGAATAAATATATCTCCCTCTCCCACGGCATCATATTTTCTAGTTCGCTTAAACTATAGCCATGATGTTGCATTAAAGCAAAGTTAGTTTGGTACATATTGGCCAAACTATCATGTGAGAGGCTTATGTAAAAAAACTATTAAGTCCTCTTAATTCAACCTCTTGCGTTTTACCGCATTTACAATCATATGAGCTCTTATAATATACTGCTGGTATTTCTAAAAAAAAGCTTTGAACTTTTCTAAATTGTTCATTATTTAAGCTTTCTATAAATGATTTGATTTCGTCTTCTGATTCATTTTTTAAATCATAAACATTATCATTGTCAAATATACCATCAATACATTTTAAGATGAGTTCCATTACACCATCAACTTGACTTACGTTTTCAAAATCTAATCCGCTAATCAATTCTAATGATGGATATTTCATCTCAACTCCAACACCGTTATCTTCATCTAATATTATTACACGATCTTGGTTCTGATTTATTATCTCAATATCGTCAACATTAATAGTGATTGGTGTCATATTATCACAATCTTCTTCAGCACATTTAATCTGTAGATTCATATTTTCTCCTACAGATTTTGCTCTTAATTGTAAGAACAAGTACTCAATATCAAATACAGTAAGCTCATCTAAATTATCTAAATCATAACAATCTAAAATAATATTTCTTACTGCGTTACTAATTTGCTCTATATCATTTGATTCTAAAGCAACCATTAATACCTTTTCTTCTTTAACAAGAAAAGGTCTCATACTAATTTGTTTCTTAGTAGACGGTAAAGTTACCATATACTTAGGAACATTCAATTTTGGCAAAGCCATAATATTCTCCTATATTAATTAACCAAATATATCTAAAGCCGCTCTAATAGCAGAACCAGTAGAACTTATAGGTCCTTCTGGTATATATTTGTCGTAACTCATTGTTACACTTAGTTCTTGGATCGAGTTTTCATTCTCGTTCCCCAAAGCTACTGACGATACTGTAGATGGAAAAGCATTTATAAGCTTTATACCATATATCGGAGTATTCTGTTCATCGACTTGTTGTATAATTACATCAGCTGTCGATTCTTTTTTATAACCAACGGTATAACTCTCAAGGTTTACCACTACGTCTAACCAACTATCAAACATAGTTTTAACGTAGTAATCATTAGTTATTAAAAATTTTAATGTGACCTCATCATCTATAACTGTATAAGGTACTTTTACTGATTGTTGATGCGCAATATAATCAATAGTAGCTATTTGTCTGCCTGGAAGTTCAGCACCTGAGCAAAGAATTGATATATCTCTTGGATCATTAATTAAATTTTTAGCTGAAAAATTACCAGATAACAACGAACTAAAAATAGTTTGCGGATTTAAATTTAACAATGACTGAGTTGGTGGAGTAAATATTACATTATACCTATTAGCTTTTGCTAATCCACCCTTTTTACTGATTGTTGATTTGAGATCTTCTATACTTGACATTAGCTTCTCGCAATTTTAAGACTTTCTGCCCAAACGGCTGTCTTACCTTTCTTTCTAAATTGTTCTACTGGTAAGAATATAGCAATCTCCCAATCCGTCATTGGTACTCTTGCAAATTGAGATGCTACATGTTTACCTAAGTAGTGTTTAAAACATGGCTTAAATTCTTTATATTTTTTAACACCTGTTAATAAATTATATCTTAATTTAGTCAGCCGTGAATTTTCTTTAGCTTTTGCTGGCCCTAATGCCATAAGCTCATCAAGAAAAGCAGCTCTTACATTATAATTTAAGTAATGTAAATTTAATCCATAGAATCCACCAGGAACACCATCAACCATAATTGTTAACGGAAATCTATCGTAGTATGGTAAATCAGCTTTAAACTTTGGATCGTAAAAATACATATACATATTACCACGAATATTACGTGATGTTCTTTCTAATGCATCATCTTTTAATAAACCTTTACGACTGATCGCTAAATTCTTTACATTCTTTCTAAACCACTTTTGCGATTCTTTTGTACGTGCAGTTACGCCAGCTCTTTGAGCTCCTGCTTGTAATGTGTCAAATAAACTTGCCATGTTATATGTATTTATAAGACTTTATAGGAGCTTTATGCCTAGATTTTTTAAAGTTTCTTCTGTCCAGACCTGAAATTTCCATCCCTTATATTCAGCAAATTCACTTGCAGCTTCCCATTTGTCTTGGTTTTTTGCATATGTTATTACCTCATTAATATATTTTTTTGTCTTACGACTACGTTTTTTAGGAGGAACGGTTTGATTTTTTGGTTTGATTTCGATAAGATATGTTTTTTTATCATCCATTTGTATTAATAAATCAACAAAATATCGATGTAATTTTTTATCAAGAGTAGATTTATATGGTACAACAACTTCTTCTGAGTTCCACATTTTGACTTTCGGATTATTTTCGCACCACTTGAATGCTTGTCTTTCCCATAAAGAACGGTATACTACCTTACTTGGATCGCCAGCATACTTTTCAGGCTTCTTTATTTTGTATTTACCACTGTAACTCATATAAATAACTCTATAGTTTATTTTATTTATATAGGAAAATACTATGGCTGACGACCAAACAAATGTAGAAAACGAAGAACAAGAAGACGAAGAGCAAGAACAACAGACGTATGTATTTCCAAGTGCATTAAGATCTCTTGTAGACGACGGTCATCCTTGTATACAATTTACAATAGTTCAGAAAGATGGACCATTTCCAACTGATATATTTCTTTATCAGCCAATAGGTATTGCTGTCTCTGATGGAGCAACCTATACTAATTTAGATACTGGACTTGTAGGAGCGGGACTTAAATTTGCGACAGGAGATGCGACAGGTAAGAGAGAGCTTACTCAAGCTGACGCGATAGCAGGAGGATTAATTGGTAAAGATGCACTTGCGGGTCTTACAGGCTTTGATATTGCTAAGGGCGGCGCAGTCGGAGCTCTTAAATCGGGAATAGCAGCAAATCCATATACAAGAGTTGCATTTGAAGGAACTAATGTAAGAACATTCGAATTTAATTTTAAATTAGTTCCGGAATCTAAAGAAGAAACAGAAATCGCTAAAAAAATTGAACGTACGTTCAGAAAATTTTTATATCCAAAGAGAGCTGGATCAATTGCTTTATCATATCCTCCATTATTTAAAATAAAATTTTTCGTAAAAGGAAAAGAAAGTCCATATATGCCAAAAATAAAACCAGCATACTT